CCACCATTTTAAAACTAAGATCTGCTTGAAAACGTTTTACCTCTTCACCATCTTTAAGCAAAACAATAGTAGGCACTATAGCTATTTGATATTTTTCTTGACAATCACCATGCCCAATGTCCATTGTTTCTTTTTTAACGTCGCTTAATTTATCAAACCATTCTATTTCATTAGCAGAGTTCCACTCAGCGTTAAAATATATAGCTTTCATTTGGCCAAAAGCTATACTACTAAAAAATATAAATATCATAAGTAATATATAAATCACATATGTTTTTGGGTTAGTATTTGTTTGTTCCATTTTATCTTAATTTATCAATTTTGTCTTCCATACGTATCATTCTTTCTTCTAGTTTTTTTACATCATCTCTAGTTTCAATAATAGTACTACGTATGTTTTCATCTTTCATATTAAACTCCATTCTAGTTATATCAGGTTTTGGAAGCTCTTTAGCTTCAGCTATATCTGCTTGTAGTGTAAACCACATTCCAACTAAAGTGAATATTAAAGCCGCAATACCACCTAATGTTTTTATACTTATCTTAAAGGACGTGTCCTCGTTTAATTCTTTTGACATATTTAAAATATTACATAGTTAATTCCAAACTTGAAATCATGCCATTCACGATTCCAGTATTTATTATATTTTCCTTCTACAAACATACCTAAATTCTTATTTAGTTTGTAACCAAGTATTAAACCGCCTGAATAATCATACCATTGCTCGTTGTTATTATACTTGTGATAAGAGTACTTAGAACCTATATCGTGATGATAAGGTAATACATTTGCCCAAGAGTGTAACCAAAAAGTTTTAGTGTAATGATAGTAATCAAAACCTAACACCAAAGAGTAATTCCACTCAGCAGGTAGTTCGTTTCTTTTACGCTCTACATAATCAGAGAGTATATTAGGTATTATTACAGATTCCCATACATCTTTACTTGTTGCTACTAAATTTCCTTGTGGATCGTAATACTCATTATTAAATACATCTACATTATAACCTTCTTGTAAAGCTAAATAAGTGTAGTGTATATCACCATTACTTAATACCCACTCGTCTAGTGGATTATACCCATAAGGCTCTGCTATTCTTTGTGAAGCCCCTATATTTATAGAAAACTTATTACTAACTTTATATCTATATCTTTGAGAAGCTTCAAAATATTCTACATCTGCAAAACCGTCAACTAAATACTCAACCTTAGCAATCCATTTATCAGCTACATATCTTATAAAATGATTTTGATCTAAGTACTCCACACCTTCTTGTCTTTTCATGTCCGCTTCAAATAAAAACTCTAAGCCACTTATTTTACCTATAGTAGCAGCATCTGAAAAAGAAGTTTCTGTGCCGTCATAAAAAGTATTAGCTCTGTTTTCATAACCAAATCTAGCTATTTTTCTAACACCAAAAGCTACATTATAGTCAAATGGAGTTTTTACCGTTTGAGTTTCTAAACCGTTTGCAACTGAATATACATCTACATCTGATATAGAAGTTCCACCACTAACAGCTCCGTAAAACGTAGCAAATTTAAAATATTTTTTAAAATCTTGTGAACTAGCAGATAATGCTATACATAGTGTAAGTAATAATAATAATAATTTTTTCATTTTAATAATTATAATAGTATTTAAACTTAGGTTTCTTTTTCTTTTTATTTTTTAATTCTTTTTCTAACTTCTTTTTTCTTTTTATTTCGTCTTTAATAACTTCTATTTTCTTAACACCTATACCATCAATACCAAGGTTCCAAGAGCTCCAACCTAAACCAAACGCTACTCTTTGCCAAGCCTCGTGCTCTGCGTTTAAAGCCTCTCTAATATTATCAACCTTGTTATGTAGTCTTGCTAAAGGAATGTTTGTTGTAGCTTCCACAGTATTACCTACAGCATCCCAAATAGGATTGTCAATATCAAGTATAGACATTTCTTTCATAACGTCTTGATCCCACACATAAGTTCTTTTAGCTTGTACTAACTTTCTAGCTTTAATACCTATTGGTGGAGATATCTGTAAAGCTTCTAATAATTCAGCATATTCATCTTGTTTCCATTTAGGTTTTTCTTGCTCTTCACGGAATTTACGTACTACGTTTTTTAAAGTAGATACAACTGCTCCACCTATACCCATGCCTCTTAATATAGTATCTATACTACCATTAATTACACGGTCTTTTTTCTTTTTAAAGAACTCGTCATCTTTATCATCATCATCTCCAAACGCTATAGCAAATAACGCTGATTGTAAAGCTCCAAATATTAAGTTTTGAACAGCAACATAATATATTATTTTAGATATATTAGTTTTATCATCACCTCTACGGTTAACTAAATCTAAGGTAGCTTTTTTAGTTAGTCTCATGTACTGCATAGGTGTGTTTTGAAAAGCTAATATTAATCTACCAAGTGGTGAAGCTTGTTGTTGCGATATTTTATCTGGTCTTGCGGATTGTTGTGTTTCTTCTGCTATTTCAGCAAAATCATCAAAAGCTTTTTGTTCAGCTTCAGCTTTAGTGTAACCTTGTTTTATATAACTGTTAAATCTATTTCTATAAAAAGTAGCTCCACCCATAGCTATAGCAAAGCTATCAGCAATTTGAGTCGGTAAAAACCCTTTACTTAGCAACCAACTTATAGCAGCTTTAAAAGGTTCTTTTGACTTGCTAACGTAACCAGCTAACTCAGCGGCATTAATATCTGTTTTTAAACCAGATCTTCTTTGCTTTAACATGTTAGAGTTAAATATCATTGAAAAGTCTTTCCAAAACTGTGGTTGGTTAGCAAAAGCTTTAGCAGCTTTAAAAAAGTTATTATCACTCCAGTTAATAAAGTTAACCATAGATATAGTTTGTAGTACAGCAGATCTTGCATTAACAAACATAGTAGCGCCTATAGATCCGTTTATCCAATTCATAAAGCCGTTTACAAGTCTATTTTTACCAAAGTTTCTATTTGTACCATTTATAGTTCTATATAATATATCTTCTAAAGCTTCTCTAAAATTACTACCATATATAGCTTCTATTTTATTTAAATTTTCTTTTGAAAATATAATCTCAGCATTATCTATAAATTCTTGAAAAAACTGTTTTCTACCTATTTTATTAGTAGCAGTATCTAAATCGTTTCTAATATCTTCAACTAACCAGTTTTCTCCTGCAGGCACATATCCTTCTTTTTGTTTAGTCATAATACCAAGAGCATCAGCAAAGCTACGTAATTCAGGATCTTTTTTAACTAAATCAGATAAATTCTTTTGATCTGTTTTAGATAAACCAGGTATATCAAAACCATATTTATCCCATAAATAAACTCTAACAGCGTCACTATATGTAAAATCACCATCAGGTGTTTTTTTATTTAATTTTTTATAAGCTTTAGGTTGTAGTTTTTTTAATTCTTTATATTCGCTAGCAATACTTTGTTTAGCGTCGTTTAATTCTCTATAAGCTCTATTTAACGGATCTATTAAAGCTTTCTTAAAGAACTCCATGTGTTTTTCACCTTGTTTACCTTTACCCAGAAAATAATATAACAAACCATTAAAGTCATCTGCAGAAGGAGGTATAAATATATTAAACCTACCTTTTTTAGCGCCACGTTTAGCAGCTTTAGCGGCAGAAAATCTTTTCTTAGCATCTACACCTTTTGTTTCTTCTAATATTTTATTAAAATCAACATCTAGTTTTTTACTAAATTTAATTTTAGCTTGTTGAACTTTACGCTTAACATCAAACTGTTCTAACATATTATCTACCGCTTGCACATTTTGTAAAGCATCATCAGCAAAATAAAAGTCGTTGTAACCTTCACCGACTTTATCAGCTATCCAAAGCGCTTTAGCTTCCGATGTAGAATTACCTAAACCAGTTATATTTTTTAATGGTATATTTAAACCGTTAGCTTTTAAGAAATCAAATATAGCTTTTTGAGCTGCTGGCGGTCTCGCTGTTAACACAAACATATTTTCAGGACCAAACTTACCTTGTAGTTTTAAAGCTTTCTGAAACAATGGAGCTATTTTACCACCAACAACTTTATTAAATTCTGAAAAATCAAATTTATAACCTAGTTTTAATAAGTTTTGATAATTACTAGCGTATTGTTCTGCGTTTAAAGTACCTGTTGTGCCATCTGGAGCTGTAAACCTAACTAAAGATTTAGTTGTAGCTAATGTATCATCAAAGTCTAAAACTGTAATACCTTTAGTTGGATTGTTGCTAAAACGAGAAAATTTGACAGCATCACCTAAAATAACACCTTTAAAAACGTTGGCTTTACTATATTTAGGTCCACCTTCTTCGTTAATATTAAAAGCATCAGCTATACTTTGCTGACTGCCAATCATTCTAAGGTTATTAGGGTTTATACCACCTAAACTTGCAACGTCTTGATTAAAATATCTTTCTATCCACCTGTTATCAAATATATTCCAAGAACCGTCTAAGGACATAGCATCTTTATAACCAGCTTTATTTAACAATTTATTACTAGCATCAGATACAGCTATTAACTTATAGTTTTCTTTTAATGTTTTTAAAGTGTTTTTAAAGTCACTTTTGCTTTCAGTTGCCGCTGCTTTTAATAGTAATTCATAAGTAGCAACGTTTTGTAAAGCATGTTCAAAATGATAATTACGTGTTGTTTTATCTATAGCAATAAGAGGAGCGCCTAATCTATTTAAATGGCTAGTTTCATTTTGTGATACTTCAAAAAAATGCACTAAAGGCTCTATTAGCATAGGATCGTTCTGCAAGGCTTCATATAATAAATTCCACATCAAATCAAAGTTCTTTACGTTTTTATCGTTTATCGCTTGGATTTCTTTATCCGTCAAATCCCATAGCATTATATTTTTACCACCTCTTTTGTACATTTTTGCAGCAAACTTCTTTTTACCGTATTTTTCTTTATCTTGCTTTGTAAACAAAGGTGCTCTTTTTTTAAGTTGTTCTTGAGCGTATTTTTTTACAGGTTTGTAAGTTTTATTTGTTCTTGTGATGCCAAAAAGATTATCGCTAATAAAATGTGATGTACCCACAAGACCTGGATATCTTTCAAATACAGGAACCAGTTTATTAACAATATCGTCTATATATCTATCTACAGCATCCATTCTGTCTTGCATGGTTCCTTCATTCATACTATAGTACTCAGCTTTCACGTTTCTTTCAGAATTTATAAAGTTAATTATATCTATATTAGAAGCTTTACTATAAGCTATGTCTGTATTTTGAGCAGCTGTTATATCTGCTGTTTCTTGTTTTAATTTTTCTACTTTAGCTTTATCACCTACTTTTTCAGCTTGTTTTGTTTTAATTTCTTTAGATCTTTGAGCTGCAGATAAAGACGCTTGTACAGCCATTACTTTAGCGGCTCCTTTAAGTAACTGACCTATTTTAGATCTATCTTCTTTTGTTGGTAATTTATTTACTTGTTTTTTAGCTGTAATACCTAAGTCTTGTTGGAACTTTTTAGCAGCTTTAGTTAGCTTGTCAGCGCTAAGGTTTCTAAACTCAGGTTTTAATCTATACACGTCAGTTTGACTTGTTAAACCTTTACTTCTACCTTTTGGTGAAGTAATAGCTTGTTTTTTAACTTTAGGATCTTTGCTTAAAGCTTTTGGATCTGTATAAGGCTCATAAAAATAATCTAATATTCTTCTCGGCAAACCTATAGCTGTACCTAAAGTATCTCTTGATACTTTTCTATTTTCACCTACTCTATTTATATCAGCATCGCTTTCAGCAATATTATATGGTGTTAATACAGCTCTTATAAAATCTTTTACTGTACCTATATCAGTAAAAAAGTTTTGTATAGTCAAAGCTTCAGAATAAGATAAAATACCTTTTTTACCAGCATCAAGCTCTTCCTGTGTAAGCGGTTGTCCGGTTTCAATATCTAAAATTTTATCAGATGTTGTTAAACCTTTTTTGGGATCTACTATTTTTTGACCCGATATACCAAATAATATATTAGCAACTTTTTCAGCGTTGTTTTCAATTACGTTTTTAAAATTACCAATATCTTTAATAGCTTTAATTATTCTTCGCTCTTTGTTAGCTACTTTGTTTATTTTTAAAATATTTATTTTTGTTTTACCACTTTCTTCTAAAGTAGTATCTAAATCTGTATCGTCTTCAACGGTTTGTTTTTGTACTCTTCTACCAACACTTTCTTCTTCAATAGATTGAACAATATTACCGTACTTAGGATCGTTTTTGTAAAACTTTATAAGTTTTGTATCGAATAAAGATCTACCAGATTGTGGCATTATAGAGTTTAAATAAGCCATTATAGAATCGTTTTTAGATCTATCGTAAAGCATAATAGCGCCAAACAAACCATCTTTAGCTAAAACAAAATCAGTAGCTATATCTAACTTTGTTTCATCATCTAAATTAATATTACGCATACGTCTTATAGTTTCCGGTATTAAAGCATATGCCATTTTTAAAGCAACTTCTTTTTTTCTTTCAGGATCGTTCCAAATTTCATCACTATACATAGCCTCAACATCTTGATAAACTTTAGAATAACTTGTTTTATCTTTACCTTTAAGTTCTTTTGTTTGTTTTTTAGCTTTTTTTATAATTTCAGTTTGTGATAATTCTTCTTGTATTTCTTTTAAACTTATATCTCCTTTTTTAATTTTTTTACCAAGACCTATTAACATTTTTATAGCATCAGGTTCACCAGCTAGATCCATATCTACACCGTGATTTTCTTTAATTTTTTTACCAAGAAGCCAAGCTAAAGGACCTATGAAACTACCATCTGTTTTATATTTAACTCTATTACCAGCTACTTCTTCTAAAAACACAGCTAAAACTTCATCACTTTTAAGTTTACCCTTACTATCTCTTTCAGCACGATTTAATAAAGCGTTATGTGTTTTTTTATCGTTTTGCTCTGCCCAGTCTAATACCATATCAGCTAGCTCTTTAAAAGCCTCTGGATTTCTTTTTATAGCCTCACTAGTAACTCTATGAAACAGCTCATGTGTTTTTACTTCTAATCTATCATCTTTAGCCATGTTATCCACAACTATGTAAGATTTTTTATTAGGTCCATCAAATCCATGACCTCCTTCTTTAATAACACTAGTTATTTCTTTTACCTCCTTAAGACTTAATGCGCCTGCAGCGCCCATGTTTTCAACCGCCTCAATAGCTTGCTCTTGTGTGTCAAAAACTTCTAGCTCGTTAAATAGTTTACTTTTTTTACCAGGGTTTAATACGTCTTTATATATTTTATCTTTATTCCATAGTATTCTAGCTTGTTCTAAAACAGCTTCATTATCAGGTTCAATTGTAGAAGCACCACGTTTTAAATTACCTTTTCTTAAAAATTCTGTAGCTAAATCTTTATATGATTGTAATTCTCCTTCATTATCAGAATTAGCCGCCCAAGACCAAAACTCAGCCATATTTTGTCCTCTTGCTCTATCTATAAAACTTTGAATAGCATCAAAATCCTTTTTAAGCGAACCTAATATCAACGCTTGGTTGCTTTTACTCATTGTTTTGTTTTTACGAATTTTTGAAGCTTCTATTCTTATTTTTTCTTGCTTCGTTTTAGCTTTAAAAAACTCATTCCATTGACCAGCGTTCATACCTTGCTTATTATTTTTACCTACACCTAACCACTGTCCTACTATTGTTCTTTTTCTATTGGCTAAATTTGTTTCATTTTGCTTGCTAAGCTCTTTTATTGTTTTGTTATTTTGTTCAAGCTCAAGCTTTAAATCATCAACAAGTTTTTTATTGCCAAACTCTTCTTCAAACTTTATTTCTTTTTGTAATTTTTCGTTTCTTTCGATTAAATTATCTATTTTACTTAAGTTATCTCTAAACTCTTGTGTACTTTTTTTGTCACTAAGTAAATTTAAAGTTGTACCTGTTGTTATAGGTACAGCGGCAATAGTACTTTCAAACATTAAACCAGAGAAAAGAGCGTGATCTACATCCTCATACCAAGTTCTACCAGTAATTATGTTTTGTGTTAAAGTTGTACCACCTTCACCAAGAGAACCTAAAGCTGTTCCTTTTAAAAAATAAGGTAAACCGTCTTTAACACCTTCTCTAACACCCTGAAGAGTCATGTTTTTAATGCCTCCGCCAAAAATACCTCTTAAAGCATAACCAGCACCTCTTAACAACGGTACAGTACTTGCTAATTCAAAAGCTAGTTCTGGAATAGCATAACCCATACTAGTAAAAACCTGCTTATACATGTCATGATCAACTCCTGTAGCTATTTCTTTTGCTGTCATATTAGCATATTGTTCACCAAAACTACTAGTTAATAATGTACCCCAACCAACATAAGGCACGGCTAGCGTGGCAAATATAGGTAATTGATTAGATAATTCATAAGTAGCAAATTTACCAAAGTTCTCCCAACTATCAAAAGCGTTATCAAAATCTATAGGCTTTTCCATTTTTTGCCTTTCTTTATCTATAGCTCTTTTCTTTTCTACCCAAGCGTTATGTCTTTCTACGTTGTGGGTAAATATAGGAACCCGGTTAATTCCCATAGGGGTAGGTATAGTCACAAGTTTAACATCATCTGTAAAACCTCCGATATTAACAACTAACTCTTTGAAACTTAAGCCAGTTCCTTTCCAAAAGTTCTCCCAACCATTATAACTTCTTTTTAATAAGTCTAATTGTAAGTTAACATCTTCAATGTCTTGTATATTATCTACTATGTCATTTTGTAAACTAATGACTCTTTCAACTTTTGGTCCAAATTTAGCTCTATCAGAATTGTATTTATCTATTATTCTTTTTGGAACTTGTTTTCTGGAATCTGTTAGTATAACAATTTGCTCTCCTTCTACAGTTGTAAACTCATGGTTAGGATCACTTAGTTTTTTAGATAAATCTTCAAAGTTTTTAAACTCGTCTGAATCAAAAATACTTTTTTCTTCAAGATACATTTCTGTTTTTAAAGCATATTCTTTGCTAAAATTTTGTTGACCTTGTGTTAATACTTTTTGTAAAAGCTCTGGATCGTCTTTAAAAGCCTGTAAAGATAAAGGTAAAACATCACCGTCTTCTAGATCATTTAAAAAATCTGTTATTGTTTTTTCTTTTATTTTTAATCTTTGTTTTTCTACAATTATTTCTCTAGCTTTTTGCTCTACTAATTCTTGTGGAATTTCAGTTATTTTTGGTATGCTTATATTTATACCTGGAGTTTCTGGGACAAGAGGTTCAAATTCACCGGTAAAAGCATATTGTTCTTCTTGTCTTAATAGTTTTCTAGCCTCTTCTAACTCTTCTCTATACGGTTGTATTTCTACAAGCGCTGCAGGTATTCCTGTTGTTGGAGAAGCGTAGCTAGTTGTTGTTGTTCTTGTTTTAAATAAATCTTTGTTGTATTTTTCGTTGTTTGGATCTAAAAGTTGTGACTCTATTTCTTTTAAATTATATTTTGAGTTAGAATATTCGTTGTATAGTTCAGTTATGTTTCTAACTTTTTTCTGTTGTTTTGCTAAAGCTAAATTAGATTCATCTGTAGAATTATTTTCTAAAAAATCATTTAGTATTTTATAAGAATTATTAGAAAAACGTCCAACTTTTTTAGCTGTTTGTTTATAAATTTCTGTGTTTTTAGCTTCTTCTAGTGTCATAATTTTTCCAAAATGCTGAGAATGCTCTCCCTGCATTAAAGCATCGGTTAAATTACGTAAATCAACGTTTTCATCAAAAACATTAAATGGTATTATTGCTTTGTTTTTACCATCTATTGTAGATATTTCTACACCTTGTACACCTCTAATACCTCTAAACTGATTTAGCGGGTTATTTGGATCTTGCCAAATAGGAACTCCTGTTTCTTCGTCTTTCATATCGTAAACTGATATATGCCCTAGATCTTTTATCTGAAAAGCTTCTCCAAGAAGAGCTTTTAATTCATTACTAGCGCTTTCAGAATTTTGTCCAAAAAAATCTTTATTAGGAACTAATTTAGCTTGATCAAAAATAGTTTGATTTATTTCTTTTTGTTTTTTAGGGCTACCTATTTTATTCCCATCGTACCAAAAATCACCTTGTAAACTTTTTCTTAACGTCCAATTAACATTATTATTATCTACGTATGTTTCAGGTGGTTTTTCTTTGGTAAGAAATTTAGAGTCAAAAATTTCTTTATTAGGTATATTTACTTCTATAGTAGCGTTAGGTATAAATTGATTTTTAAAAGTGTTTATACCTCCAGAGTAAACTTGAAGGTCATTAAGCACTATTTCGTGTACTTTACTTTGATAACTTTCATTTTGTAATCTTTTTTGAAAGTCTTCAAAAGAAGGTGTTTCAGTAAAATACTTATTAGCATTTTCTGGAGAAGTTAAAACATTGTATAAATCTTTTATATCTGGCATTTTAATTATTTTATTCGTCTAAAAGTTTTTTATTTTTAAACCCTTTATAAACCGGATTACCTAATAGTGTAACTCCTAAAACTGCTCTAGCTTCTTCTATTTCTTCAAACGAGACAGCCTGTTTTTTTCCCGCTAGTATATTGTTAGCTTCTTGTATAGTCATTTCAGAAGTGCTAGACGTGCTAGATGTACTTGCTTTATAACCAACTGTTTCATCAAAACGAAGAATAACACTTAAGTTATCTTTAGTTGTATTAACATATTTTTTTAGATCTGGTTCATACACTTGGTATTGCCCGTTTTGTTTTCTCCATACTGTACCATTCCAAGCTATTTGTCTAGGTATTGTATTAGGATCTTGATTTAATAATTTTACGTCTTTATCTACTTTGTTCTTTGGTACATATTGTTGGTTTATGTAATATTTATCACTTTCTTCATCTCTGTCACTATCTTTTTTCGGAAATTTATTATAATTTTCTTTTGCTTCATTTTTTAAGAAAGCAATTAAACCTTCAGGACTTTTGCTTAAAGCATATATGTAATTTTTAAAACCTTCTTCGCCTTCAAAATCAGCAGCTGTTACTCCATCTTTACCATCAATATCTCTAGCGTAATTCAATAAAGTTTTCGCTACCTTAGGATTTGATTCTAAAAAAGCGTTAGCAGTGGTTTCGTTTAAACCTTGTAAATGTTCCCAATAAGTTTCATCAGCTATATCAAATAAGTGTGTTGCTAAGTCTTCTTGATCATTGCTAGTTAAACCTTGACCTTCTTTTGTTTTAGCGTTTTTTAAACGATTAACAAGAGCTGTTTCATCAAAAAACCCTGTTTTAACACCTTCTTTAATGGCGTTGTTAATTTCTCCATTATACACTGACCTTAATTGGCTCTCTACTATCAAGTTTTTAGAAAAATCTTTTACATCAACAGTAAAAGGCGCTAAATCGTTATCTTCACTAGTATATTGTAATTTACCTTCATTATCAATACCACTTATTACTTTATTACCTTTTTCTAATCTAAATTTTATTTCTCCTTTTTCATTAGCAAACGGCATTAATTGCACACCAACAAACTCATCAGTAACTCCATCTTCTTTTGTTAAAGGTCCATAGTTTTCATTTTGTGCAGCACGAGCAAAAAGCATTGTCATATTTTTTTTACTAGAGTTTTTAGGATCAAAATCTTTATACATTGCAGGGCTTAAATTAAAAGCACTAAAATCTATACCTAGAGAGCCCGCTCTTAATTGATTAGCGCTGTTAACAATATTATCTAGTTGAGTTTTGCCTAAATCTTTAGTTTCTTTATTTAAACGTTTATTCTTGCCGTCTTCTTTTATTTCATTAATTCTTTGTATTAAATTAGCATCAACATTAGGCATACCTATGTTTTGAGTATTTAAAGTTTTTATTCTATCTACCGCTTTGTTTATTAATGGTATTGCTAACGTACCAGCTACCTGACCTATTTGAGCACCTACCTGGCCAATACTAGCCATTTGTTGGCTATAGCCTTGTGCTATCATGCCAAACTGTTTGCTGAGATCAACTGGTTTAGCAGCCATACCTACTCTAGTTGCAGCTTGTACTATACTTGGATCTGCACTACCCGCTAAATTTAATCCTGCTGTTTTTTTTGCCATATTGTTTTTATTTAAAATTTATTATTAGAGTAGTTCTGTAAGAAAACCACCTGGGGCAGCACCACCTGTAGCAATACCACCAGCGATACCACCTATTATTTGACCATACATACCTACTCTAGCTGATTGCATTTGTGAAGCTGCGCCAAATGCTGACATTTGATTTCCATAAGCAGCTTGTACACCAGCTTCAGCTCCAGCTGCTTGACCATACTCAGAAGCAAGTAAAGTAGATGTTCTACCAAACTCTGCACTTCTAACAGCAGCTTCACCTTGACGTCTAAGTATGTCCGCTTGTTGAGCACCTCGTCTAGCCATCATTTGTCCTTGTCGCTCTTGTCTAGCAATATCAACACTAACCTGCCTAGCCTGCATGGTAGCTTGATTAGCTAAAGCTTGTGCTAAACCACCTATACCGCTAGCGCCAGCGGCACCTCTTAACGCTGAAAGTATATTAGCTCTTTGTTGAGCGGCTTGTTCCATTTGAAACTCTGCAGCTTGAGTATCAACTTGTATGTCTTCATAGAAGTTTTCTACATCAGCATAAGGGTTTTGAAAGGTAAATTCTTTATATTCTTTTTTTTGTTGATCAAGAGTTTCTCGTTGAACATTTAATTTTTCCTGCTGCTCCTGCATTTGTGTTTCAGTAGCCTGCATCATTTGTCGCTCTAAACGTCTTTGTCTTCTTTTTCCCATATTTATAAATATTTAAAGGCTTCATAAGCCGCTGGTTGCATATACCAGTCTAGTTTTTTATGTATTTGTTGCATAAATCTATTACCACAAACAGTAAATAACTGTACTATTCCAAGCTTTCTAGCTTCTTCTTCTATGCATGTTATTAAAAGTTCTAATAATTGTCTTCTATTTTTTTCTCTATATTCTGGGTTTGATACAACCCATGTTGGACCATATGCTACTAATGGATTTTCAAATGTATATAAAAATCCTGCAGCTACAGGTGTATTATTGTTTTCTATAATAAAACACGTGCCATCTTGTGGTAGTAACTCTTTTTTAACAGGTATATCTTTCCACCACCACTTCCACCACTTACAACACATTTCATAATCACCTTCTTTAAACGATCTAAAGGTTATATTGCTCATAATTTAATTTAATTTAACTTGTTCTGTATTAATATAGTTACAGTTTTTAGCGTTTATTTACTACTAATAACAGCTTCAGAGTTTAAGGCAAATAATTCCGCTTCACTAATTGAATTATTTTTTAATTGAACCTCAGCATAATAACCTAACATACTGTTATTATTTACTATTTTATTTTTTGAAAACATTATAAAATCATTTTCTTCTAACGTTTGCCCTGGGTTTAATGTGTTATCATCTAAAACAATATAGTCAGGTCCAATACCAGATATTACACCTAAAAAAACTGGTTGATCTGGTGAAAAAGACTTGTCGTTTACACTTGCCAAGTTAAGCGCAGGTATATAATAAGCTTCATCACCTATTTGTAACGATACATTTGATATATGTGAGTTAAGTTTTATTTGCATAATTATGTTGCCGCTCCGGGCGTTATAAAGTTATCTAAGTTTAAATATATTATTTTATTAGCAGATGGAAAAGCTGAAATACGCCCTTCAAATTTTATTTTTATTTGCGTAGCTGATCCTGTAAAAGTTAAAACAGTACCTGTTGTCACTGTAGAAGAGTTATCCATGCTTATTTCGCCATCAGTACCACTGCCATCAAAGTCTTCTGTTACAGAGTTAATATTGTTTGTAGTAGCGTTGTTTATACCAACACCAGTAACCGTAACGTGACCACCCCCTGATATACCATATGTATCCGTTATTGGTATAGTCGCGTCGGTGTCATTAGCTCTAACTGTTTTTGTTAAGTTTAACATAGTTGCTTTTCCAGGACCAAACGCAACACTACCTCCAATAGCAGAACTAATAGCGTTACTTCCAAACGCTCTAAAAGTCATAGTTTCACCATTTTCAAAAGCTACTGAATTAGAAAAAGTAATTGTATTTGTACTAGTGTTTATATTAGTAATAGTTGTAGTAGAAGCAGGTGCTGTAGTTCCTTTATGGTATATAAGCTCCATACCTACAATTAAACCGGTTAAATCTACTACAGTTACAGCGTTATTACTAACACCATCCCCAGCTGTATTTGTAACTATTGCTTCTGTTTCTTCGTAATACCAATCAGAATCTAAAGGTTGTCTTGTTAGTCTTAAACCAAAACCATTGCCAGTAGTTTTTCTATTGTAGACTATATAACTTGTATTTAAACTTGTTACAGTACTATATCCAGGCGCTGCTTCAACAGTGATATTAGGAGCGGGTGGATTTTCTAAATTAGCAGGTGTAGTTGGATCACCATAACTATCGGTATTTGCAGTTGCTAAAGTAAGTGTTACAGTAACATCTCCTTTTTGTTCAATAGTTCTACAAACAACTTGTTTACCACCATAACCAATACCTTCAAAAAAAGTATTTTCAGCATCAATTTTAGAATTAGCAATAGTCATTAAAATAACTTTATAAGTAACATTTCCTGTTACAGCTGGAAATAAAATAAAACCATTATATAAACTACTAATAATAGTATCTTTTAATACATGTTCTGTATTAAATAGGTTTGCGGTAGTAAATGTTTTAGTTTTAAAATTATAAAATTTATTTTCACTACTAACAACTTGTAACATGAAATTAGAACCTGTACTACCAATAATACTAAAACTTCTTTTTGTTTTTGATTTAGATATATTACTTTCACTTATGTTAAATTGATTTATTATATTTGCCATTTTTTATTATTGAATAGTTTTAACTGTGCCTAATCCTTGGAAACTAAATTCGCTAGTATCAACACTATAATTCGTGCTAGTAACATTACCGTCTACATCGTAAGTAGTATTTACTTCAGGTAAGGCGCCTTTTATATAATTAAACCACTTGCCTTCTTTTTCTATAAATTCTGGAATACTACCTCTTTGTTTATCAGTTTTTATATAATTAACATACCAACCGTCTTTTGCTTGTAAATTATAAGTGCTTATATTGCTTAATTCTCCTTGTTCAACATATTGATCTATTTTTGATTGAGTTCCTTCATAACCCAACGTGTTAAACAACTTAACAGTAGAAGGCTCTTGATTTAATAAAGCCGTCACAGAAGACTCTGTAAAATCGCCATAAAAAGTATTTCTACTTGCGCTTTGAGCATGATGCTCATATAAAGTACCATTTTTTATTGTATAATACTTTTTAGATAAACTTAAAGCATGCTCTGGAATATAAGATTTAAAACTAACCCAACCTTTTACGCTTTCATCATAACTTAAAGTAGCTGGTGATAACGCTTCAGGGTAATCATTAGGTGAGCTTTGTGTGTGTCTTGGCGCTAATACAGCTGTTTGTGTCATTCTTACATTATCAATCGATCCGTTTACGGTACCTGAAGAAGCGAATATAACAAAAGTGTTTACAAACTCGGGAGATATTATATCTGCTTCACCAATAGTATGTATTTGACTATAATAAGCATTACCTGTTATGTTTTGTATTCTAAAACCTTTACCATTAGCGTTAAAATAATATATTTCTACTTCACCACTAGTGATGTTATGTTCAAATTCAATTAAAAAAGTTTCATTATTATAAACAACGCTAGAAATAACTTGTTGTATTTGAACTCTATCAGCTATAATATTAGTGCCAATAGCATTTTCAAATCCTATAGCTGGATTTTGCGGATCAGTTTGATCATCAAAAAATATAAAGTTTTCTTGAGTGGTATCAAAACCATAAAAACTCCAAGCGTTTATAGAGCCTCCAACAAAAAAGTCTGTGTTGTTTTTAAGTGTAATATCTTTTATAGCGCCAACAAAAGCAACGTCACCTGCTTTATTAGAAGTAAAACTTATTTGTGATGCAAAAATATCTGCATCTAAAGTTAAATCGGTGTTTAAAACTCCTACGGGAGCACACTCAGCGTCACTTTGAACCGATATATAGTCAACATATTGTGTAGAACTTGGATCTTTATACAATATACTATAAGGCCCAAGACCATTCATATTACCAGTTATCTTATAGTGTCCTTCGTGTTGAATACCATCAAACTCAAAACCACCAAAATCAATACCGTTTGGAGCGTCACCTACTTTGTTAGTAACTCTACCACTAAAACCACCATGAATAGCAGCTCTAGGAACTCCAAATTTATCTACACCTTTATTAACTTGAAAAGCTAATTCCCAACCTTCGTTAGATGTTTGTGGTGAGTTTAAGCCGGTAGGCGCTTTATGTATACTAGCTGTCATATAAGCACTGTCGTTGAAATAATATAACCATTCAGCGCTAACACCAGGCTCTTCTTGAAAGCCATTTGAATCATAACTTACATGATAAGCAAGACCGTCAAAATTTAAACCACCATAACTCGCGTGTTCTAAATAATAACATTTAGGATCTTTTAAACCATGTTGCCAACCAGAAAAATCACTACCTCCATCAGCTATACTTCTCCACCATTGATGTGTAAGCCAAGGCGTAGTGCTACTTAAACTAGGTATCAAACTAGGTGACGCGTTTTGACTATTTCCATAACCATCATTAGCTGCGTTTGTTTGCGTTGGGTTTTGTATTTTAGTCCAGCATATACTTTTAGCATCAACTAAAACATTATCAAACTCAAAGCGTATTTGATTTAAATGTTGAGTTGCTTTTGTACTGTTAGGATGTAAGTTAAAAATAGCTCTATAACTAGGATCTGTGTTATTCCAAGTAGGACCATAAGTATTTGTATTAATGTTATTTGCTTCTGTACCGTCATCTAAAGTCCAAACACCACCTGATTGAGTAGATGTTTCTAAATTAGGTTTATAGTATTCTAAAGTTATATCTGTTTCAGGAAAACCTTGAAAAAGTCTCTTTTTTATTCTACCAAAATGTCCTATTGGATATCTAGTCGTGTCGGTGTTTGAACCACCGTTACCCCAATGCAACTCGTCGTTAGCATCCATTATTAAATTATTATTACAAACGCCAGACGCCATTATAAAACCACTACCAGTGCTACTCCACGTTCCTTTTGTTTCAGGATATTCACCATTTGTATCTGGAAAAACGTCCACACAGTACCAAGCACCAACCTCAAGATTATTACCAGTATCAGCGTTTGTAAATGTTTTTTCAAGTCTTAACGGGCCTCCAAGAGTTGGAGTACCAGTAAGACCTATTGAATTTATTCTAAGAGTTGAATAAATAGGTGGTTGTTTAGGAAAGTCAACTAAAGCGCCGTTACTATCTAATATTTGTTGTAAAGTAAATGTATGTGTATTTACATCATAAATATAATTTGGAGTATCATATATAGCGTCTTGGTAATCTGTAGTACCATTAGTAGCGCCTTCATACCAATTAAAAGTACCTATTGACGTTACAGCTCCAGTTGAAACGTCAAGTGAATAATTAACCCCACTCATTGCAGTAGGTGGGTTTGAAGGCCCATAAGTATCTTGTAAATTAACTATTTGAAAATAATCTGTTTCTACGCCACCGTGAGCTGAAATCGTGGTAGCTAAATTTGAAGAGCTCCATCCATCTGGAAGAGTAGGTATTACAACTTCTGTCCAAGCAGGAATATCGTTTGCCGGTAAAGCTGGTATATCTTGTTGTACTACTACACCTGGATTACCAACGCTTTCTAATCTAAATCTTTTTATTACTTGGATATCAGTTACAACTATGCTACCTAAGTGGTGCTTTGGATCTGTATATTTATCACCATTACTATCACAAAAAACAGGGTGTAATGTTACGTGAAGATCATTAACTATAGGAGCGGCATTATCTGAGCCATCACTAAATTTAAAACCAAAACGACTTTTCATTTTGGGGGGAGCATTAGGGGTTGACGGTTCAGAGTATGTACCTGTAAAAATAGTAGGATCAGTAAAGTAGGTGCTACCCGTAGGATAACTTTGTAAAACATTTACAGTATCGCTTGACTCACCTCTAGTGGCTGTAGTTCTAGCAATAGGACCTGATTCCCAAGCCTCTGGATGAGTACCGTCTACAAAATGAGATCCATCTGTAGAGTCGTATGGTGTACCAGACGAATCATCTGGAACAATTATTTTACTCGAGTCAACTAAAGAAGATACGCCATCAGCCGCTGGAAAACCTTCATGGAGTCTTACTTCAAGTCCTTTAAATACACCTGAACCAGGTTTGTTTACATCTGGAGGTGTGTCAGTTAAACCATTTGAAACGCTAGGTCCATTTGTAGTATCTTCAGCACCTTGACTAGTAATAGTATCATCTTGATAACCATAAGGTGGGATTTTAAACTCAACTTTAACAGAAATAGCTTCACCATTAAAAATAGTACGAGGAGTTGTGGGTGAACCGTCTAATAAATTTTCAAATAAACCAACTCCACTTTGTGTTGTAGCATCTAGAATATCAGTACCATTAAAAAAATCATTTCTTGCGCCTGTTGGGTCAAAATAACTTTTATTAACAACTACAAATGAAGTATCTTGATCTAAAAAGCTTGGAGTTGAAGAGCCTAAGTCTGGGTAGCTATGAAAACATATACCATTTTGACCTATGCCAGTCGTGCCAGTCGTCCATTGGTCTTGACTAATACCACCACCACTAGGTGAAACCACTGGAAGACTACTACCACCTTGCCCAAAATGCCATATATTAGCGTCTAAACCAGTAGCTGCCGCATGACCACCATTAACATCGTGTCCATTAAGTAAATCAGATAAACCATTAATTAACCTATCTTGCAGATGCGAAGGAGCTCCAGTTACATTATTAAAACCATTAGAAAAGCCGGCATAAACACTAATTCTTTTTTGATCTGCCACGCCTCCAGCCGCAAGTGCAGCAAAAACCTCACCAGAAGATGCTTGTAAAACTTCTCCTGCAAACCTAGCTTGTTGAAACTGTGACGCGCTAATAGCAGGGTATTCTTTTATTTCAATGCTAGTAGCAAAATTATTGTTTATACCAGAACCAACAAATTGTTCTTCAGTATCTTGCCAAGGTTGATATCCATTAGTGCTAAATCTTTCAGAAGCAGTATCAAAACCTACACCACTTATTGTTTCAGCGTAATCAATATCATCAGATATAATATATTCTAAGTTAACTCCTTCTGAAATTTCAGAATTAATTATTAAATTTGAAAAAACAGCTTCTTTTAAAGTAATATTATAAGTTCTTTTGTAAGCATCGTAACTACCTAATAAAATACTTGCATATTTTAAATTATCTCTAAACCAGTCATGCATACCTTGATCAGATATAGGTGTTAATCCATCTTGCGATAATCTTAGTATAGCACCTCTTTGTTTGTCCGCAAAATAAGCTCTATAAGAAGAGTAAGCAAAAGATTCTGGGTTTTTTGATATACCATAATCACCCATAAAAGGAATAGTTTGGCCTAATACGTTTATATTAGCTGTCAACTGTGGGTTACCATCAGCGTTAAATACAGCATCTTTATTTGATAATATTTTTACAACTTTATCTTCACAAAAAGTAACTAAATCTGTTTGTCTAGTAAAAAGTTTTTGTATACTACCATAAGTAGGATTTATATCTTTTGTTATTTTTTCAGCCATTATAAACTGATTTAACTCATTTAAACTAGAGTTAGAGTTATACAAACCTGAAAATATTAAGCCATATTTTCTATGATCTTCTTCATATGGTTCTTCTGTAGTTGTTGAAGCTCTAGCTCCATTTGTAATCCTCATTTCATTAAAATCATCTCTTATTCTATCGGATTCAACTCCATTACCAAAAGAAAAACAATTATACCAACTTAAACCAGCTTCAAAGTTAGTTATATTTTTTACAACAAAATCTGTTCTATAACTTGCGTTGTTTGTAAGTGGTGTTGATTCTATTTGAGCAGTTGTATAACTACCATCAGCTCTATAAAATCTTATATATTTATCATTATAATCAACAGCAGCACCATTACTGTCAAACTTATTAAAACCATCATTAGATCTACCTATTATAGTTAATTGTAGGGCTTCTGTTTCGTCCCATAATCTTAGTATCATATCATCAGAAATAGATAATTGACCGTTTCTAGCTTGAGAAAATTTAGTTCCATCAAAGTTAACTATTTCAACTTTACACCCAACAGGTGCAAAAATTTCTCTAGTTTTCATGTTAAGATCGCAAGGTACTATACCTGACGCCTCGTAATACACGTCTAAATCTAAATTACTTTTAGGTTCTGTTTCCCATATAGCTGGCGTAGAAGACACTCTACCTAGTAACTGCAAAGTATCAGCACCCATAATTTGTATTTTTGAGTTTGTGGAAGCGGTTAAACCGCTGTTACCATCTATTGGATTATAATTTTGTTGTGTAGGATTTACATCTAATTCTAAAATAAATGTTATTCTTCTATTATCAGCTCTTCCAAAATCTTTAATTTTGTCTTGTAGCGCTATAGTTTTAGCCCCGTAGTCACTAGTACCCTTACTTCTAGCCCAAGCTATAGCAGCTTCTTCTACACTATCTCCACCATTAACGAACCCTTGATCAACACTCATATTACTACCGTTCCAAACTTTTCTTTTTCTCCAAGGCGTATGATTATACATTCTTCTTGTACTAATAGAATTTATTTTATAAACAATACCATCTGGATCGTTGTCAAACTGAAACTCTGTATTAAGTGCTAATAAACTAGCAAATTGTTGATCAGCTGAGTCTGTTATATCCCACTGCTCGTAATGTAAATTTGAAAAAGCAAGATCGTAACCTTGACCAACACCTGGACCTGGAGCCGGAGTATCTGTGTAATAATTACCATCTGGTCTATTATCTGGGGTACTATTAACGTAGTTACCTTCACACTCTACAAGTCTATCGCCTGATGTATCACTATCTATAAAGCTACCACCATCATTATGGTTAGCAGGATTATTAAGTAACGTGCCGTTATCATGGTCATCAGCAACAAAAGTACCACCACCCCAAATACCTTGTAAATGACTAGCTATACTATTAAAACCCCAAGCGTCACAAGTAGATAAATCTAAGGTATTTGGAACTAAATCAGCGCCTGGTGCTAAATAAGATAAATGTAGAAAAACTTTTCCATTAGCAGAACCGTAAACATTAGCTTCACTAAAAGAACCTGTGTTTAAATCACCTTCTTGTCTCCATTTTCTACGAGCCAACGAAGAGTCAGAACTAGTATGAGCATCATCTGTCACGATAATACCTTCCATGCAATTAGCAGTACCTCCAGCAACCCCGTTAAAAGCGCTTTGAAGACTTGCTGTTATTTGTATACCAGGTATTTGATATTCGCTATTAGCCGCGCTCGAATAATCCGCATTTAGAGGATTGTTTCTAGCAAACCAACCATTAATATTTGGTGCAAAATTACTATGCGTTTCCCTCCAACCTCTTTCAGAATCTCTAGCAAAAGGCTTCCATCTTGAAGTTGCTTTATCTTTTGTTAAATAATACTTAGCATAACCATTTGAACCGTGATCAGCATCTTCTAAAAACTCATCATAACCAGGAACTAAATTACCATAATAATCACCAAGAGTTAAACCTATTAAAGTTTCCATGACATGCACTCTGCCTGAATTTGAAGCGTCTCTTTGGCCACTAAGAACTCTAGGCCAATAATTTAGTTTTTTATTTGTTGGTCGGTCAGTAGAGCTTGGTGGATAATCATCGTCAACCTGCCAATCGTGATTAGTATCAGAGTCATAACTAGAAAGTTGACCACCTGTATCTACAGAACCATCATTAAGAATATAATCACCAGCTTGCGTTGGTGGAACAAAACGATCTGTATCTATAGCGTTACTCCAAGTTTGTTGCGCATATATATATCTAACACCAGCTACAACTTCACCAGCATTTTTAGCATAAAAATTACTACTATTTTGGCCAGCAGCAAAATACATATTATCAATAAAAAATCGTGCATTATTAGCTTGAGCATGAGATAATAAATTCGCCCATTGCGCTTGAGTTGTTGTTAAAGCAGAAGCGCTACCACCAGTAACAGTTGCGACCGTATGGGTACTTGAAGGTGCTGTAGCTAAAGAAAAATCAGTATCAGTAGCGTTGGTTTGATCATCAGCAAACCAGTAAGAGTTAGCCTCTGCTATAGCTGTAAAAATAGCTACACCTTCGTCTGATGTTTCTTGTTGTAAACCAGCCGTATCATCACGTACTATTTTAACAAAAAATCTACCTGAAAACTCACTAAGATCTTTTTCATCTTTTCTTTCTATTTTTACACTAAGAGTTTCATTTAACCTTGGTTGTAATCCTGTGTCTGTTGGATGTTTAGCTATATTAGCATCTATTTCTAAAATACTTTCTTCTAGTTTTAATATATACTGCGCGTTAACAATAGTGTTACTTACTCTAAGATTAGCTATTCTATATTTTTTTGAAAGTTGTGTTATACCATTAACCTCTCCATACCAAGAAATATATAAAACATTATCGACGTTTTGAGCATCGTCATCGCCTTTTATTAAGCTAGCTCCATTTCTAGCTGTTTGTGTTGCATTACTAACGTTGTTTTCAAAAGCGCTTTTATCCATTTGAATAGTATCATTACCTATAACATCCATTCTTAAATTAGGATTAGGATAAATACCATTACCTTCTTCGTTACCTGTTGGAGTTATACTAGAGCCAGCTGGAACATCGTCTAGTATACCTTCGTAAACCCCATCAACAGAGTTGCTATTAATACCTAAAGTTGTATATTTAAATCTTATAGCGTCAGGAGCTTCGTTTGAAATATCTAATATTTTGTATCTATTTTCTATTGGAAATTGATCATTAGTGCCATCTAAATTTTTCTTTAATATTAAATAATCTTCTTCACTTACTTTATTTCTATCAGAAGAAGCAAAAGAAATCCATAAATGATCAAAATTATCTCTACCTTCAGCATATTCTACCGGTGTATAAGCTCTATCCATTACTAAATTATAATATTCACTAGAAGTGTGCTTTATATAAAACTTATAATAATCAGCCCAAGATGGATAGTTAGATGTTATAAAAGCTTTTAGCTGATTAGATTTACTAGCTTGCAAATCACCTTGTCCACCCCAAGGTATTTTTATTGCTGATTCTGTAGAAGAAAATACAGGAGTTTCTCTACCGTACTCATCTCCAAAAACAACTCCTAGTTGGTAGTTTCTTTGAGATTTAATTGATCTTAAACCTTGATCTGAAAAATCATAAATAGCTTGGTTTATGTTAGGCACAAAGTTTAATCTTGGTCCAAAGCTAAGTTGTAATTCTGTTGCGTCTTCAATGTTGTAATTTTGTTTATAGTTACCATAAACTATTCTACTACCTGTTATTTCTTGTGATAAAGCGCTTTTAGGTACGTTGTCGTAAACTCTTAATAATTGATTTTCTGGAACAGCAGCATATATATTTTCTGAAGTTATAGGATAGCTGCCTCTATATAAAGAGTTTTGACTAAATCCTTCTCCTTGAGAGTAACCTAACGCGTCCCAATAACCAGTTGCATCTGTTGGTTTTATGCTAGCTATAGAATAAACTACAGGTGAGTTTTCTTGCTTATAAAGTATGTCAACTTGAACAACGTCTTCAGGTGTATCAGGTCCTATAAAATCATATACATTTATTGACTCTATAGTATTAAGCATGGCTAAATTATAAGGTTCTTTTGGTAAGAAAAAATTACTTTGATCTACGCCATCTGGATATAAAGGATTAAAAATAGTGTCTGTAAATGGACCGAAAGCAGAATACTCTCCGTCTTCGTATTTGTATCTATACGAAAATCTTGATAATGTTTTTTCAAATAAACTTGGTATAGCTGTTGTTGTAGTTGAAACAACTTCAACATTAAGTTTAGAGGTTGGCTTTTTCTTAATAACAGTTATATGGCTTTTTTCAATATCAACTTGTGTACTTTGTCCGCTATAAGTGTCAACGTAAAGTTGATTATCGATAACAAGTTTTGTGTGTGTAAAAGCGTCTACCGTGCCTAGTTTACTTCTTGTAATACTTATTTTTTTAGGTTCTGTAACACCGTCTGTCCAGAATATAAAGTCATCAATTATATTTATACCAGTAATAATTCTGTCAGGAAATTCTAATACGGCATCGTCAGTATTAACTTTTGTATCTATAAAAATAGGTTCAGGTGAAGAGCCTTCAGAATATTCATATATAGCGTCTTTATTATCTGTTTTTATAAACCAATATAATTTATTATTTTTTTCGTCAGCTATAGAACCAACACAATTACCACTAATACCTCCTATGCTTTGATTACCTAAAACATTTTGAACTGTACCAACGTTTGATCCTTCAGACGTTGATACTTGTACGTTCATCGCATCTTTATACTGTCCATTTGGTAATAATCTTTCGTCAAGGTCTTTATTCATTTTACCTTGAACAAAAGTGTTCTTAATCTCTGGCATATATTAGTGTTTTATCAACTTAGATTTACCTCTAAGTATTTGAGTTAATTCTTCTAATTTATAATTTGATAATCTTAGTTTTGCTTGCCTAATAGCTGCTGTTTTTTCTTTTTTAAGTCTAGGTACTAATTGTTGAGTGTAAGCGTAACTAGAAGCAACACTATGTAGTATATATCTATACATCGCTTCTTCAGCTAACTTATGCACTTGCATCTCTGATTCTGTACCAAGACTATCACTTATATAATCTAGTATTACAGTTTTTTCTGAAATATTAGAAGAAAAGTGAATTTTTCCTCTTAATTGATCTATATAAAAACTACCGTTTACTTGAGCGTGTTCAGGTTCTAAGCCATATCTTTCACCTTCGTTAGGCCAATAAACGTTGTTTTCGTAATCTCTATAATCGTTAATATTATTTTCTACTGGTTCGTTTGCTTTAAAATTTGTCCACGTTGTAGATTCTGCTTCTTCTTGTAAGTAATTAACTGGTAAATCACCAGAAACAACAACACTATCAATTGTATTTGTACTCTCATTTCCATCACCATCTGAAACAGTAGTGAAATTATTCACAGTACTAATAACTAAAACATATAAATATTTGTTTCCATCAACATCTTCTGGCACCAAACTAGTATTTATACTACCAGTGCTTAACGTTGATGTAGCGCCATCATTAAATTCTAAATAAGAAGGATTACCATTACTGTCAGTTAAGTTAAATATAGCTGGATCTGCCATAGCAGCTCCCATATAACCGTTTACAATTTGAGTTATATCAGGATTAGCAATACCCATATTGAACGATTGCCCAACCACGTTAGCGTTACCGGGAACTAATGAAGTAACACCTATTCTTACTAAACCAGTTCCTTTAATACCTGCACTAGCAGCGGCTGAAGTAGCTGTTGCTGTTAAGTCTATAGAGGTAGTACCCGTAACATTTATTCTTTGATATACCATGTATATTCTACTAGTTATACTACCAGGATAGTTAAACCCAGTATTAGCACCAAAGGATTTAGAGCCATGTACAAATTTTAATAAACTACCACTTATTAATATATCATCAACAACAGGATCACCATAAGGTCCTTTTGCCACCCATTGATTATCAGGCGTAGTCGCTTGTGGTATCGCTTGTGTAGAAGAATCAAAAGAGTTGTCTGTTAAAAACCCAGTTGCAGCAGGAACTTGAAAGTCATAACTACCATCACTTGTTTGTAATATTGGAAAAGGGTTTGAAGTATGTTTTGTTGGGTATAAAGGGTGTTTTATACCAGAGCTGTCAACTGTAGATATTTTAGTATAGTTAACATAATCATGAGGCAATATCATTGTTAATGATGCTGGCAACGTAATTTCTTGTGACTTTATTGATTTAAAAGTATCAAAACTTAATTCAGCTAAAGCTCTTTGAGCATGAAAAGCAACGTCAACTCTATTACACTTACGTATTATCTTGTCTTCACCAACATAAACTATCATAAATTGGTTTATTATATCTTCTAAAGAACAAAATTGATAATTGCCATGTTGATTTCCTTCGTAGTATTGACCTATTGCTGTTAAATTATATCCCATTTATTTATTGTTTTTCTTGTTGTATTTTACTTATTTCTTCTTGAGATGCAACTTGTACTAAGTTGTAATCTTTTATAGTAACACCAGACAACTGTAGTATTTTAATTATAAGATCAGTTTGTTCTGAAGGGTGTAATTCAAAATCTTGCCAACCCATACTTGCGTCTGGATTAAACAAAGCTTTTTCGTTTACTACAATATAAGTCCAGTTAGGTTTTTTAGGTCTACGTATATAATTAGCTTGATATGAACCGGTGTCGGGTAATGGAGCATAATAAATTTTATTATCTTTTACATAATAAACCGGTCTAGTTTGAGTTGCTTTTGTTAGAGGAGAGCTTTGTGTTAAGATGTACTCTTCATTAGTTAATTCTTCTGCTACGCAAGAATACGTAGATGTTTTAAATAAATAAACTTGAGATAGTTTATATATGTCACTATCTATAGAAGTTAAAGAAGTTCCATTGCTAGTTAAAGTTACAGGACCTTTTTTAAATATTGATATTTTTTCTTCTAAAATATCTATTGGATTTCCATATACAGTATTGTTACCAGGTACTCTTTTAAATTGATTCAAATCATAAAAGTACTGGCTAAAAATACTCATTTGAGCTTGCTCAGCGTGTAAGTTAAACTCTTGAGGCGATATATAACCTCTTTGTTCTTTGTTAGCCAAAGCTAACACTGTTTGATATACTGTATCTACACTTACCATAATTTTTTTTAATTTTAATAAAGTAACCACCCCGAAGAGTGGCTACTCTACTAAGGTTGTTACGAGTTTAATCGTTTTTCTATATTTGCATATATTTCCATACCTTCATCAGTTTTAAACCAATGCGCTAAAGCAGTGTATGGGTGCTCGTCAAACGGTACCGTCATTATAGTTCTATCATTTGATCCCCATAAAAAGTTTCTTTGATCAGAAGATAATTTTATAATACCAAGCTCTGTAGCTTTAATACCAAAATTTCTAAGTTGAACATTATCATCAGAAGCTAATTCTAAGAACAAAGCAGGATTATTACGAGCAAACACTAGTAAATCTCTTTTAAGTTCTTTAGAACTCATCTTAGACACCTCAGAACCTTTTTCTACTCGCATAATAGCTTCTGCCATATCAATATCTAGCTCTCTAGCCATTAATATTGCATCTGCTTCCATTTCTAGTATTTCTATTTCACTAGCAGCTTCTTTTACAGGTTCATATTCTGTGTAGCTTTTGTTTTTTTGAGGGTGATATAAAGACAATAGTTTTTGTAAAGTTGTTTTTTCTTTTTCAACAAATAAACTACCATTTCTAAATATAATATGTTCTAATCTTTGATCACCTACCATTTCGTCTACAAAAGGAGTTCTTTGATTCTGACAATATTTAAGTTCTCTTTCATATCCTTTTTCTTTATCAAAATAATATATGTTAGAACTTCTTAACATGTAAGATATAGGTCTTTTATTACCTTTTAAATTGTAAACTCTATCTTTTATTTCCCACTCGGGTTTTTTTGTTTCAATTTTTTTAGGTTTTGGTGTTTCAACAACTGGTGTTTCAACAACAGGTACCTCTACCTTTTCTTTTGTTTCTTTTTTCTTTGCCATAATATAATATATAATAAAATTAATAAAAAATAAAAGGCCGAGGCCGAAGCCCCGGACTTTTAAAATGATTTACTTCATTAACATGAAGTTGTTAGCCGCTTGTGTAATTAAACATCTTTCAGTTAAGAAGTGTAATTGCATAGCATCTAAAGCAGATGTAGCAGCACCAACAGAACCAGTAACCCAAGTTTTCATTCTTCTGTCATCAGTCTGTGAAGCCCTATATCTTACGTGTAAGAAAGGTCTCTTCATGCTTTGTCCTACAGTTTGATCATAAACTGAAGAAGTACCAGCAGGAATCATAACACCTCTAATAGCACCAGTACCTGCAGCATCGTTAATACCACCTCTTGTAGCTTTGTCGTTTAAGTATCTGAAGTCAGATTTGTAGAAGTCATAAGAACCTCTTCTGAAACCAGTGAAACCTAAATTTAACGCCATATCTTCAGAGTTGTTAAATACACCATAAGATGTACCACCAGCTCCGTAAGAGTTCATTGAAGCTAACATATCATCAATAGCTAAACTAGTTGATCTGTTAACAAACATCATGTACTCTTCAATAGCGCCTTGCTTATCAAACTCAGCAAGTATTGCGTCAAACTCAGCTAAGTCAGTAGCAGCGTTAACACCAGTTACACCAGTAGTAACGTTACCTCTTTCTTCTATAGCAGCAAATAAACCTTGAGTACCTACAACGCTACCATTATGCCCTAAGTGAGCATCAACAGCGTTTGCAGTACTAGATAAACCACCACCATAATTACTAGAAGAATCACCAACTATTTCAGATTCTAACATAGCCATTTCAATATAATCAGTAAAACGAGCTCTTGTATCAGCTTCAGCTTTTAAGTACCATAAGTAACCTGACTGACCAGACTCAGTAGAAACTTCAACCCAACCAATTCTAGAAGCGTCAGATCCTGATACTTCGTAGTAATCTTTCATGATAATTGGTTTGTTAGCAAAAGTTTTAAATTGAGGCTCGTGAGCTTTTCTAGTGCCGTCAAAAGTCGCGTTACCAGCTTCATAACCAGTACCTTTAGCAAACTCATTACCATAAACTAGTATAGTAGTAGTTAAATTAGTATTTAACGCTGCGATAGTAGAACCATCATAAGCAGCTAAAGTTAATTCGTCATTATTAGTAATAGCTGTAACCATCGCTTTAACCACACCGTTAGCGTTAGAAACGATAACAGTATCATTTAATCTAACACCATGAGCAGTATCAAGACCAGCTGTAATACTTGAAGCTTCGTCAATATCAGCTTGTATTAAAAATGTATTTGAGCTACTTAATTTTCCTTTGTAAGAAAAGTGTAACCTACCTTGTTCTGACCAAATAATTTGATCTGATTGCGATGCTTCTTCAGCACCTACCTGAGCAAGAAAACCAGAAATTGTTCTAGGTCCGAAAACCTCAGCTTCTTTTTCCATTAACTCTGGCAGATATTGCTGTGCCCAACCACCGCTTACGTTTAAATCTAGATAATTTGTTGATAATGTTTTCTGCGTTGCAGAAGGTACACTATTCAAATTACCTCCACCTGTAATTGCCATAATTTTGTAATTTTAAATTTGTTATTTATTGTTTTTAATTTTAAACTTAAAATCAGAAGAATTATTACCTAATACTTTTACTTTAACCCCACCAGCCTCAATAGTTCCTTGAGATTGACGTGGATCCATATTTATGTTTTTAGACTTAGCAACACTTTCTTTTAAAGCATCTGCTTTACCTTGCTCGTAAAAATGTTTAGCAATAGCATCAGCGTTCATAGCAGTATAAAGTGATTTATGATAACCTTTAGCGTCCTCCATTAAACCATCTTTGTTCAAAAACTTTTTGACAAAATTGTTAATGTTGCTTTGTGTTTCTTTTACACTATTGGCGTCTTTAATGTTAAATCTAAATTTTTTATCTCCAACATTGTACTCAAATCCTTTAAACTTATCGTTAAATAAACTTTCTGTTTTTTTATTGAAAACAGAAACCGTATTTTGAATCTTTTTATTATTCTCTTCTGATTCTTTGTTGTATCTATTAAAAAAATCAACAGCTTTTTGTTGTTCCGGAGTCAACTTTGACCCAGCCTTGATTTCTTCATAGTATTTAGACTTTTGCCCGTCTAAGTAGGACCTAGCACTGGCAACTTGCTCTTTTAATGCTAGTTTTTTTCTTTTAATATCTCTTTCTTCGTCAATTTCTTGATCGTAAGAAAAAGAATCTTCCATAAGGAAGTTTATTTCATCTGTAGTTAAATGAGGTTTAGTTTGTTTGTAATATTCATACAAAACACTATTGTCATCTAACTTACTTATATCTTGATTTAATCTTGCGTAATCTTGTATATCACCACCAGTTTCTTCCATAAAATCCATAAGTTTTTGGATGTTTTCTGGTAATGGTTTGCCAGTAGCTTCTGCTTCAGCCACAGCTTCTTCAATTTTTTCTTCAACTTCAACAATTTCATCTGCTGAACTTTCAGTCACCTCTTCTAATACTACCTCTTCTTTTTTCTCTTCACTTTGTTCGGTAAGCTCTTCAAGTTTTTCTTTGTTTTCTTCACGAACCTCTTCGCTAGCTTCGGGTTTGTCGCGAACAGGTACCTCATCTGTGCTTTGCTTCTCAGTGGCATCTTCTTCTTTTTTTATTGGTTTATCTAAGTTTACTTTAATAACGTTGTCTTCTTGTTTTGGTTCTTCAACCTTAACTTTAGTAACGTTATCTTGTGTAGTTTCTTCAACTACATTTTCTTTGTTTTCTTCCATAATATAATATAATAATAGTTAATAAATTTTTATTTAGGCTCAAAAGCCTCTAAATCAAAACCTCCACCTATAATATCATTACCTGCTGATTCAAAGTTTTTAGGTGGTTTACCTGTTTTTCTTTGATCAATAAGTTCTGATTGTTGTGAGGCTTGAATCTTCGTTCTCTCATCTTTTCTATCTTCTTTTTGTTTTTCTCTGTCTTTCATACCATCAACCTCCATGCCTTTTAGTTGCATGTTATATTGAAACTCTAATTCCATTAATTGTTTTTTAGCTTCAACCTCTTGTTGCATTTTCTGCATATCTATTTGCGCTTGCACCTGTGCTAACTGAGCTTTTGATTCAGACATGGCTTGATTTTTTTGTATTTCTACTTGAGCCGCTGCTTGAGCTGCTTGAGCGTTTGATTGTGATTGAGCCTGTATGTTTTGCATTTGTAATCTTCTATCTGCATCTTGTTTTTTCTTCCTTCTTATTTTTAAAAGTTGATTTGCTAGTTTGATGTTTTTAATCTCTCTAATATCTATAGCATCTTCTAGCTCTATATTTTTTTGTTGTAACGCCATTTGAATATTATTTTCAAGCATGGCCTTTTCTTCTTCATCTGGTTGTAATTCTATAAATATACCAAAGTCGTATAAATGCAGGCTAGATATTTCTTCTAATGTAGCCACGTTATGAGAACCTATAGCATGAATAAAAGCATCTTTAGTTGGTGAGTATTCTAAAACATCAGATATTCTAAGTGATAAACATTCTGCCGTTTCAGAAGTTAAAAATAAACCGGCTTGTAAAACGTGTCTTGTAGCTGTGTTTGAATTTGCTGCCGCTAGTTTTTGTACGCCTACTAAAGCGTTTTTATCTGGCACGCTACCATCTCTAGCTTCGTTTAACCCAGTAGTATCTCTTATCATTTGCAAGTAATAATTATACGTACCAATTAAAGCTTGTAACTTGTTACCACCAGATCCAGATGTAATTTCTTGAATAGGTACTTTACCAGGATTTATATCACCCTCTGACGTAAAGCTTCTTCCTATTACAGAACCAGTTTGAAAGAACATGTTTAAAGCTTCTTGTGGATTATAATTTGTACCATTACCTAAATCTATTTCAGCTAAACCGTCAGCATCAAGATAAACTCCATCTGGCACCATACGCGCCATTACTTGTTGTAACTTTAAATGAGTTAACTGAATCATATCAGCAAAACCAGTTATTCTTCTAACTAAACTTTCTATTTTGCCATTATACATACGAGGAGCTACTATAGCATAATTCATTTTAACTTTAGTATAATCACTTTTAGGTCTAATCATATTAGCAGCCATTTCCCATCTAAGTAGCTTATTAGTTCCTAATACTAAAGCACCATCATATAAAACTTCTATATTTCTTTGTAGCTTTGAAAAACCACCTTCCATATCTTTAGGCGGATCAAACGTATCATCTTTTGGTATAATTTTTTCAGCGCCACTACCAGTTTCTTTAACTTTATAAACTTCGTTCATATAAGTTTTGTAATTAAAATATAAAACTTGAACTTTATTATTATCTTCTTTATCTGAATCGTATTTACTATTATTGTTGTTTCTATAATAAGATCTATTATTTACTATCTCTTCTAAATCGCTTTCAGTTAAATAAGGAAACTGTTTTGCAAGTTCGTTTATTGGAATAGATTTAACTTCACCAACATAATATATATCTTCAAAATAAGGTGAGTCAGTGTAAGAATAAACTAAATCAGCAGGATCTACATAATTTATAGTAATACCTTCTGATGTAGTAAAATTTGTTTTAACACATCCAATGCCTAAAACCGCTAGATCATAATAAAATCTTTTTTGCACTAAATCATAATTATTACCTTGCATTAAAACATTTATAGCTTGTTCTTCTGCTAACTCTACAGCTTGTTTATAGTTTAACTGCATATGTATACCAAGTTCTTCTACATTACTCGGTAGTTCTTCTATAGTGCTTCTTCTAGTATTTACATTAAACTCTTCAGACATTATAGTATCAAACTCTTTTGTTTCCATATCATCTATAATATCTTGCATATACTTTGTTCTTTTATCTACTCCATTTGGTGATTGAGAAAAAGCTTTAATATCATAAGTTCTTTGAGACATACCATTTACTAATATATCTACAAACTTAGGTATAATAGGAACAGGTGTCCAGTCTAAATTTAAATAGGACAAATCACCATTTATAGATAACTCATCCTTATACTTTTGTATTGATTGTTCACCTCTAGCATACAACCTTAGATTATGAAAATTGTTGTAGTTATTTATATATCTATTGTTATTTCTATCGCTGTTAAACCATTCGGTTTCTATGGCTTTAGCTATTTTTAAACCATATTCATAACTAAGTTTTTCAGCATCACTGACTGCTTGGCTAGGAAAATAACTTTTACTAGAATATCCCATATTTATTTTATTATTTGTGAATTAGTTCCAGCGTTGTTATATCTGGAAATATTTATGTTTAACTTAGGTTTTTCTATTTTAGCATTAGGTCTGTACAAATGTCTGTTACAAGCCATTATCGCTAAACCACTACTTATAGTAGCATCGTATTTTGTTCTTTTGTTTATATCAAACTTAGCCCAATCGTTTAGTAAAGAATTAAAATATAAGTTACCAAAACTACCGTCTTGTTGCATGCCAACGTGGTCTTGTATATACATTTCAATTGCAGCAGCGTGAGCTTGTTTTATATCTTCACTAGTGTTAGGTATACCACCTATTTCTTTTTCAGCTGTTGATAATTTATTCCAAACTTTATCAGGACGATTCATACTAAAACCTCTATAACCTCTACGTCTTAAGTAATATAGTAGACGCGGCTTGTTGTTCTCTGCTAGTATTGGCATACTGTAAAATACTAAAGCCATTAATACGTCCTCAAAAAATATTTCTGCCGTAGGTGGTCGTGATAAGTATTCTAAAAAGAAGCTGTTTGCAGGAGCGTCCTCCATACTAAATTTAGTTAGGCCATGTAATGCTCCTTTTGAACCTTGACCATCTACGGTTCCTGATATGTCATACGAGTCACATCCAAAAGCGCCCATATGCTCGTTACCAGGATATTTTATACCGTTTTTTATTATAACTCTGTTTTGTAATTCTTGTTTTGGTACCCAGCTTAATTTAAACCTACCTTTAACATCTGGATAAAAAATCACTTGTGAGTCTTTAACACCGTTAACCCATTGAAAATTACCAGTTGTAATTCCAAGAGTTCTTGTCATTTCTTCGTTATAATCTATTTGTTCGTATATTTTTACTAAATTAAATATACTATTTTTTGTTTCATCTCTAAACGCGTGTTCTTCAGTTCTTGGAAATTGTCTATAAAACTCATTTAAAGCGTCTTGGTCGTTTTTTAAACCATCAGCTTCGTTCTGCCAGTGATCTATAACACCTATGTCTATTAATTCTCCATCTGAGGCGAAAACGTCTGAGTCAGGAGTATCAAAGACAGGAAGTCCGTACTCGTCAATAAATCCTTCATAGTTCCATTCCATTGGGATAAACAAAGAGTATAAACCAGACTTTGTCTGACCATTTCTATTTCTTTTAGTGACATCTGATGAGTTGTATAGTTTTTTAAAATTTTCTCCACCTTTATCTAATGCGTTTGAAGTCGAGCCCATCATGCACTTGCCTATAATCCTACTACCTAATCGTAAACATGTTTTTGTAACTCGCCAATTATTTAATATATTATCTGGTCTTTCCCATTTACCACTTTCATCATGTACTAGTAAGTTTAGCTTTTCACCATCATAACTATTATCACCTGTGTTTTTCCAATCAATAGTGGTGTCTAAACCTTCTAGCTCTTCTACTTTTTCATTTGCTGTTATCTTTTTTCTTGTAAACTTACTTGCTGGCACTCTATAGGCTAACTCTGTTTTAGGCCTATCCATACCATCTTGGATAGGTTTAAAAAAGAAAGGGTAGTTTATACTAATAGGTACTACTTTATCTGTAAACATTTTTTTAGCATCACCACCTGTTTTAGAAAGTATACCATATCTAGCGTCGCTGGCTAAAGTAGCTAAGTTAACTGTTTCTGCACTAGACATAAAAGAAAAACCACTACGTCTATTTTTAAGATAACACATCCCATAACATCTTCTATCAGCTTTACAAGCTTCCCAGAATATATAAAACAATCTATTAGCTTCTCTAAAATCAGGCGCACCTACATCTATTTTACTCCATTGTAAGTACATGTAGTGTGTACCTGTTATATAGGTTGGTTTATCTTTATTCATAAACCAAAACCCTTCATCCCTTCTTTTAAACTCTTCGTCTATATAATCATACCACTTTTCTTTCGACTCTTCAGGGTATGATCTCCAATCAAATATATTTTTTAATCTATTTAATTCTTTTGGGTATTCTATTTTTTGCCACTTGTTTTTTCCATTGGTGTGCACTTGCACTGGCAACATTGGCAAAGCAATGCGCAGACCTTGGATCTCAAGTATTTCACCAATTTGACCAGTTTTTGATATAACGATAATATCGTTTTCTTTATTATATCCATATTTCCACTTTTTAGTTTTATTAAGCCTTTTAATAGTATTTATTTTTACAGGCTTTATTGTTTTTACTAATGATTGCTTGTAATTCATTTTGATCTTCCTTCTGCAAAACCTTTAAAAACTCTTTCTTTCTTATCTTCAACGTTTTTACCTTTTAAAATATTTTCTTCTTCTTGTATTCTATTAAGTATTTCAAAAGCATCAAATATAGCTAGTTTTTTAGTGGCTGCAGCATTTTTTAATCTATCAGCAGAAACGTCATCTTCTGTATTAGTAATAATCTTTTCTTTAGCAACGTTGATTAACTCTTCAACTGCTTTGTGCCCAGCTTGGATTATAAGTTTCTTCGTTTCCTTGATATTCATATTTAATTGTAATAAATTTAGATAAAACTCTATATAGTTTTTGGTTGTCTATTATAAACTCGTATTCACTGTTTGGTGTAAACCCAATAAGATCACCAATTTCTACCGTACCGTCAGAATATTGAACAATACCTTGTAAAGGTTTTTCTTGTTCAATATTAAACTTATTTATAGCTTTTAATGGTTTTACAAAACAATAGCCTTTTGGACATAACCACTGATCTTTGTTTTTATATAAAAAAATTTGATCATAATTGACTATATAAGTGTTTTCATCAAAATAACTTCTACTATTTTTTTCTTCACTTTTAACATTATGCCATCTTCTAAACACATTGTGATGTAACACAACGGTATCACCTGGTTTTATATCTGTATTACCTATAATTGGAGTTGATATAACAATAGCTTCTCTATTCACGTACTGATGATTAAATATTTCAGTATTAAGTATTAATTCTGAATCTCCAACCTTTTTGATATTGTTATATCTTTTTCCTTTTGGTGTTACAACAAAGTTGTAAATACTTTTCATTATTTAGGTTTATTATCCTTGTAAGTTTTATAGGCTTTTTTGGCTTTCTTAGTAATTCTACCTACTGGAGAATGCTCAAATAATTTTTTTAAATCAATTTTTACTCCAAAAAATCCTGATTTTTCTGGCTTATTACCAGATCTTAATTTAAAAGGTGTGCTCATAATTTTAATATTCTAAGTTATATTCTACAGATACAGCCATGTTTTTATTAAAGTCTTTCCAAGGTAATACGTCTTTGTCTTTTTTTATATATATAGAGTACTTGTCGTCTTCTTCTAATATATCACAAATAGTATGTCCACCATAAACCTCTTGTCCAACGGCATAATGCATGGCGTCGTTTTTATAGTCTTTACCTACACTAATCTTTCTTATTAACTTCGCCATTTTCTTTTGTATAATTTATAGTACCGTCTTGAATATTAATATCAGCAGTACCGTATTCTTTTTCAAACTCTGTTTGTTTTTTAGATAAAGTATCTTGATGGCCAGCTATTACGTGTAATAAATGATGTTTTTTAGTTTCCAATATACCCATATCTAGTTGAGCTCTATTGATACTATCAATAACACCTTGTATTTCTTTTAGTTGTTCATCTGTAATTTTCTCAGGTTTTAAGTCAATTACTTCTTCTTTTTTTGTTTTTGCCATAATTATTTAATTTAAGTTAATTTTATTTTTTTATATTTGACCGAAGTACACTATTATACCGCCGTCAGTATCATCTGTATTTAAAGAAACAGAACTCCAAGTACCATAAATAGTAGTACCTGATAACAACTTGTTACCATTTGCAAAAGTTTGCCCACCAGCACCAACGTTGTCAAAACTACCAGGTCTTGTAAAAGTTAAAACATCGCCGTCACCAGCGCTAAAGTTACCTGTTGTAGATATTTCTTTAGTGTTGTCACCATCTGGATCTAAAGCTAAAACTGTTTCTAACAAAACACCAGCGGCTGAATATATTTTATCTCCAGATTTTATACCGCCATTAGCTGCGTTTTCTTCGTCAAATATAATTTTAGCGGCAGATGAAACAGCGCCGTCAACAGTTCTAGTAAATCTACCAGTTGATCCTGCTGCTGAAACAGTGTTAAAGTCTCTAGTAGCGTCTACTGCTACCAAAGAGTCAAGTACAGCTACATTAGTTTCGTCGCCTATAACTTGTATACCTATAATAGCTTGTCCTTCAGGAGCTACAATAGTATTAGCCGCCGTGTCAGCAAAAGCTGATCCTGTGATTCTTGATACAAAATCTTGTCCTAATAATCCCATAATTTATTTTTTTACTTTTTCAAATGATCGACCACCAAAATAAGCCCCGATCACGGTTATTAATACTAATTGAAGTAAATCAACCCATGATGATTTAACTTCAAACTTTAACGCACCAGCATCTATAAAGATTAATAGCATGGTGCATACTATTAAAAATATTAAAGTCATAGGCCTAACATTTTTACTAAGCCATGAATCTGATTTTAAATCTGCTTCCCAACGAGATGTAATGTTCTTTTCCATTTCAATCTCATAGTTAGCTATTAATTCTTTTATTTTTCTTTCTGCTTCTAGCTTTTCTTCTTTTGATGTAGTTAAATTATCTATAACTCCACCTACGTTCTTCACTAAATCCCCAGCGCCAGAAGAGAATATTTTTCCTATTATACTCATTTAATTTTATTTTTTTGCAAACTTCTCTAATCCGCTTATGCCAAAGCAACCTAGCACAACAAACACAAAAGAGTCATATACAAACTCATTAATTACTAAATCTTTACCAGTATAACCAGTGGCAAGATCCATTATCATTATTACACACATTATTGCAAATGCAATAAATCCTACTATAGATTTTTCGTTCCAGTCGTTGTTATCTTTAAATATGTTCATGTCCATTACTAATGTTTGCTTCTTTTTCCCAAGGAAAATCATGGTCACCTGCAGGCTTCCATTTACCGTCTACTAATATAGAATCAACACCATCTACGTTTTTTCTTAAAAACATATCACCGTTATATAACACATAGTCATCTGTGTATGCTAATCTACCTATTTTCATATCAGTAGCGTGTTTCATTTCGTGATTTACAACTTGTCTTTCTTCAAAACTACCTGGTTTTATTTTATCACTAATATATATACTACCGTCCATATTAGCTTCACCAAGTATTCCTTCTGCTAAAGGTTTTCTTATAACAGGTGTACCAGGTACAGATGCTTCATCACCAGCCTCTTTACCAAAACGTAGTTTAACTTTAACGTTTCCGTTAACAGCGTATGGTTTTTTTACTGTTCCTAATTTAAATCCCATTATCTATCTTTATCTTTTATCATATCATCTATAGCTTTGTTATAAACTTTATCTGTATATGATTTATTATTAAAAAATATACTACGATCAGATGTTGGTAAATCTTCTTCACCTAAAAGTATTCTGTATATTCTACTTATCATTTGAGAGCATTTAAAAGAGGTTTTAAACACAGAGTACATAATAGTAGTTCTATTACGATGTCTCCAAGTTTCTATCCAACCATCTCTTCGTAATCTCTCCCATCTTGTTTTATCCCATGAATAAGTATAAACTCCATCCATAAAATCTTTTCGTGTAAATCTTCCTTTACAATCTAAATAAATTAATAATTCTAAATCTGCGTCTTTCAACCCGTAAGTTTTACAGACCCACTTTCTAGTGA